AGCGGTTGGCGGAGGAGGCCCGGCCCTGGGCGACGCACCAGGAGATCACCGGATACTGCTACCCGGTCCGGGAGGACGGGAAGCCGATCAAGGACGAGCCGATCAAGATGAACGACCACGGGGTCGACGCGATGCGGTTCATGGCGGTCTACGTCCGGGACTACATCGGCTACGAGGCGACCTCGACCCTCGACCGTCCCCCGGCGCCCCACTGGGGTCCGAAGAGCTACGGGGTCCAGCTCCGCCACAACGAGGTCCTTGGAAACGGCGGGAAGCGTATCTACCGTGGAAAGGTCTGGAGGCAAGGCCGCTTGGTCGATGCCCCCAAGCGCACTCAACCCGACCACTTCTGGAGGAGCAGGTAATGCCTCGCGGATCGAAGAGCGGATACAGCAAGGGCGCCGGGAACGGCGTCGTCCCCGGCAAGGCGCACCACAGCGCGTTCGGCAAGACCACCCCGAGCCGGAGCAAGGCGGTCACGCCGCAGGGCTCCCGCAAGCAGGGCCCGACCAAGGGCTCGCGCGGCAACGTCGGCAAGCGGTCCAACTACTAGCCGTGGGAGCGGCGAAGAAGCTCGACCCGCACGCCGACCACGAGCGAATCACGGCGAAGGCCAAGGACGAGTGGCGGGTCAAGGTCGGCCTCCCGACCTTCGACCGGATGCTCGTCCAGCGGCTATCGGCCGGTGAGGAGACCAAGGGCGGGATCATCCTCCCGCCTACCGCGCAGAGGTCCGCCCAGCGTGGCCGGCCGATCAATGGCCGAGTGGTCGCGAAGGGCCCCGGCAAGCTGCTCCCGGACGGGATGGTCTCCGACGTCTTCGCCATGCACGACATCGAGGTCGGCTCGATCGTGACCTGGCACGAGTTCGGCGGCACCTGCATCGACAAGGAGAAGGACCTGCACGTCGTCTCCATCGACGACGTGGTCTACGTCGAGGGCCCCGGTGACGACGACAACGCCGACCCGGGCGACGAGGCCGACGAGGATCCGGAGGACGAGCCCGAGCTGCCCGAAGACGACGAGGAGTAGATGCTCGACACCTCTCACGCCAACCTGCGCGCCGAGGTCGAGGCCGGGAAGCGGCTTCGCAAGACGCGCATGTCGCAGTGGGAGTCGATGATCCAGGGCTACCACGGGCCCGCCTACGATTCAGGTGCCGCTCCCTACGAGTCGGAGAACACGGCCTTCGAGATCGTCTCGAACCTGAACCCGCAGCTCGTCTTCTCGAATCCCCGGGTCAAGCTCGGCTCCTCGCGGCCGACCTACCAGGAGCAGCTCGTGCGGGCCCTGGAAGCCGCGGGGAACCGCTGGATCGAGGAGACGAATCCCCGCCAGCTCTACGAGGAAATCTGCGTCGACTGGGACTTTGCCTGGGGCGTGATCCACACCGCCCCCTCGAAGGTGCACGGCCTCGGCCGGGACCTCGACGACCCGATCTACCGGCCGTCGAGCGTGCGCATCTCGCCCGGAGAATTCGTGGCCGACGCGCGGGCGAAGACCTTCCGATCGGCGCGCTTCATGACCCACCCGGTCAGCGAGGACAAGGACGACCTGATCGAGCGCGCCGAGCGGGAGAACAAGGAGGCCAAGGCCAACCGCGAGCCGCCGCCCTGGAACATGGCCGCCCTGCACGCCCTGAACGAGGGCGAGGGCGAGGAGGAGCTGCAGCACGAGCGGCACGCCCACACCTCGGTCCCGCACCGCAAGACCGTCACCTACTACCCGGTCTGGGTGCCCGAGGCCAAGCTGCCCAAGGGCTACAGCCCATCCGAGTACAGCGGGATGATCTTCTACGTCACGCTCTCGGACCCGGGGCGCGACGGCGACGGGAAGTACCGCAAGCGCAAGGAGGGCGACGACGGCTTCATCCGGAGACCGGAGCCTTTCTACGGGCCGCGGTGGGGCGCCTACTCCTTCTTCCAGGCCTACCCGGTCCCGGACAAGCAGCACCCGCTCGCGATCATGCCGGCGAACCTCGGGAACCACCAGGCCCTGAACCGCCAGGCCGACGCCAACATGGCGGCGAACGAGCGGCGCAAGACGATCGCCTTCGTCGACGACATGGACCCCGACCTGCAGCAGAAGGTCGAGGAAGCGCCCGACGGCTCGGTGATCCCGGCGAAGATCCAGAGCATCCGGGACGGGGTCCGTGAGGTGCAGCTCGGGGGAGCGAGCGCCGAGGGTCTCCAGGCCCAGGCCATCGCGCTCGACACCCGGAACCGCGGGATCGGCCTCTCGGACGCATCGAAGGGCTCGCCCGACCCCCGGGTCAGCGCGACGGCGGACGTGATCTCCGATCGCTCGATGACCCGCAAGGTGGCTGCCTTGGCTACCCGGTTCCAGGTAGACGGGGTGGCGATGCACCTGAAGACGGTGCTCTGGTACATCTACGCCGACGACCGCGCGGTGCTCTTCCTCGGCACCCGCTCGGCCGACGTGGGCATGAACGAGGCGGTCTGGGTCGGGGGGCACGGGAAGGGCCAGCGCGACCGGATCCGCAAGGAGTTCCCCGAGAGCGAGGCCGGCTCCCAGCTCGAGGAGATGGAGGTCGACGAGGAGCAGGAGGCCAAGGGGTACGAGCGCTACCTCTCCGACTTCGACCTGCTCGGTGTGTCGGTCGAGCCCTACTCGATGCAGCGCTCGGACGATCCGGCCATGCAGGCTCGAGCGATGCAGGCCATGGGGATCCTGCTCCAGATCGCGCCGGCGGTGGTCCAGGCCCCGTGGGTGGACTGGCAGCCGGTGCTCGAGCGCCTCGGCGACTCCCTCAACTGGCCCGGCTTCGCCGACATCATCAAGTGGCAGCTCGCGAACGAGGTGGCCTCGAAGATGCTCCAGGCTCCTCCGGAGGCCACCGGGCAGCCGGCCCAGCGGGGAGCGGGGGCGATCCGGCTTGCCGGCGACGTCGGGCAGCCGTCGAAGATGCTCCAGCCGAGGCGCTCGGAGCCGGCCGCGAAGCCCTTCGAGATGGCTGCTAACGGGTACTGAGATGGCCCGCTGGCGCCTCGTAGGTGAGAAGCTCGTCCCCATCGAAGAGGTGGAGGAGCCGCCCGCCGACGGTCTTCAGGTCCGGGTTGTGGACGAGGCCCACGTCTCCCACGCGCTCCCTCGGAAGCAGGACGCTCCGGGGATGGACTGGAAGAAGTTCAACCGGCAGGGGAAGCCGGTCTTCGAGTCGAACAGGGACGTGCGCGAGTTCCAGCGCCGGAACCCTTCATTTGCAAGGGGTTAGGGCGAGTGCTAGGACTCTAGGCCCATGGCGCGCGCACCCCGCAGGGATCCGAGGGCTCCGAGCTCGGCGACGAGCCTGGCCGCCCCCCCGAGCCCGAAGCCCCGCTCGCCCGCGGGCACGTTCGCGAAGCCGGGCCGGCAGAAGCACGCCCCCACGCAGACGCAGGTCCGCCCGCCGCACCCGGGCGTCCCGGCCGGCACGCACCGGGTCTCAGGTGGCCAGGAGAACAACCGGGCCTTCGAGGCGATGCCGAGCGCGGAGGGATCGCAAGGGCCGGAGGCGCAGGCGGCGCGCACGCGCGCGGACGAGGTCCTCGGAGCGCTCTTCGGCAAGCACGGGGGGAATGGCGCGGCGGCCGACAGCGCGGGCCTCGCGGTGCGCTCGAACGGCGCGCAGTCGAGCAACGGCCATCCGTTCGGCGAGCACGACCGCGGCGCGGCGCCGGCGTACGAAGCAGAGAGCGAGGCCGAGCCGGAGAGCGCAGGCGAAGTCGAAAGCGACGCGGCGCTCCTGCTCGAGCCCATTGTCTACCCGGACGATCCGGCGAATGCCGGCCTGCCGTCCGGGGATTCCGACTTGGAGGATTCTCTAGAGGCGTATCCGCGCAACGCGGAGGCCTTGGCGAGAGCAGCCCTGCTCAGGTCGGGTTTCGAGGAGGCCGAGGTCGACGCGATGGACCCCGACAAGCTGCTGAAACGCGGCATGTCGGCGCACCGTCGGTTGGCAGCGGCCGACGACACCTTCCGTCAGCTTTCCGAGGCGAGGAAGGGCCAAGTCCGCGAGCAACCTGCGGAGCCGGCGACTGCTGGCCAACCCGCGAAGGGTTCGCTCAAGGAACGACTGGCCCCGCTGCTCGAGCCCATCGGGGAAGACGGGGTGGCGGCCGTGGTCGCTGCGATCGAAGCCGAGGTGGGACCTCTGAAGTCTGCGGTGCAGACCCTTGCGGGCAACGCCGTCAAGACTCGGGAGTCGTACATCCGGACGCTCGTGGGCGAGTCGCGGAAGGGCTGGGTGGAGCGTTTCCCCCAGCTCGCAAACGGCAAGATCGCCGGCCACGTCGAGCGTCGCATGGGGGTCCTCGTGAACGACCCCGCCTTCAACAAGCCCGGGATGTCCGACCAAGATCGGTCGGACCGGATCATGTTGTCGGCGGCTCTTTCGCTCGGACTCGACGACACCCGCAAGCCGCGCAGTCCTGCCTCCCGTCAAGAAACCCGCCGGAAACAAGCCGGGACCGCGCCGACCACCAAGCAGCAGAGCGAGAAGGGAGCGAAGCCGATGGACGCCGAAGAGCGTCAGTCGGGCATTCTCAACCTCCTCCTCGATGGCGACGTGATGCGTGCGCGCGAGTTCGGCTTGCGCTCGGCTCGCTAGCAGGAGTCCATCATGGCCATCGGTTCGGGGGTCGCCCTCAACCTGTTCACGGAGTTCGTGAACATCACGGGTCCGACCTACCTCACGGGCGCGCGTGACGTCGTCAACGACGCGCAGAAAACCAACTACGGCACGCTCGGCTACATGCTGCGCGGCCAGGGGATGAGCGACGTCCTTCAGGGCGGCGCCGACATCCGCGACTACATCTACCTGGCGGCTGTGCGGCGTGCGCGCTCGTACAAGCCGAACCAGCCCCAGTCCTACAACCTCACCAGCACGGGGCACACCTGGCAGATCCCGTGGCGCTTCTTCCTGACCGACATGGTCTGGACGGACGAGGAGATCATCCTCAACGCCGGCGGCAACATGAGCCGCGAAGCGAAGTTCCAGGCCTACAAGGACCTGTACTGGCGCAAGCAGCAGGACCTCTACACCGACCAGATGAACTTCTTCGAGGAGATCTTCTGGGCGGCTCCGCAGAACGCGGAGATGGAGGACGACGGCGGCCAGGAGATGTACTCGATCCCGGTCTTCATCCACGGGAACGACCTGACCGGCACCAACGGCCTCGTCCAGACCGCGGGCCGACCGCTCGAGTACCTCGGTGGCGCCGTGGTGACCTGGACGACCGTCGCCAACATCAACCCGACGCTCGCCTCGACCAACCACAACTGGGAGAACATCGTCATCCAGTACGGTGGAACCGGCACGGCCAACGGGTTCGTGGCGAACAACCTCAGCAACGTCATCACCGCTCTGGACATGGCCTACCACGCGACCGACTTCCGGCCGCCGCCCATGTACCAGGAGTACTTCGAGAACCCGCAGAAGCAGCAACGGCCCGGCCCGTTCATCGCCTGCTCGCTGATCGGGAAGACGCGCCTGATGCACCTCTACCGTGCATCGAACGACGTCTGGATCGACCTCAAAGATCCCTTTATGAACCCGACGTACGCGGGTGCCCCCATCGTCTACATCGCGCAGCTCGACACCGCGCTGCTCTACGACAACGACAACCAGACCGCGCTCGTCGCCGAGATGACCGCGGCCGGTGGTGGTGCGGCTTCGGCGGAGCAGATCGGGCCCCGCTACTACGGGATCCAGGGCCAGTACCTGCGCCCCGTCTTCCACACCGATCGGTACTTCACCTCGCTCGGGGTGATGACCGACCTCGAGCAGCCGACGACCCACGTCATGCCGGTCAACACCTACGCCAACCTGGCGCCGCGGTCGCGCAACCGGCACTTCCTCCT